TGTATGCGTGGCATTGCATCAAGCGAAATTCAAAGCGTTTCGAGAACATCGAAGAAGCCAAGCCCTACCAAATCGAAAAGGATGAGTACATCCCCGAATTCGATGAGTTTACACAAATGTTGTATCACCGCAGAATGTACAAAGGGAGGGCCGACAAATGAAATTCACATTCACAATGCACTTCATCTTTGGTACGGAGATGGATCAATTCGTTGAGTTGGTACAAACCAACGAAATCTTCAAAACAAAAGTAAACATCATTGAACGCAAGTACATCCAAGCCAGTGAAGCCCTAACCGAAACAACTCCATATAGTGGATATGTAACGATGGAAATGGAAAACATGACATGGTTGTACAACATCGGTCAATCGATGGGAATGCGACAAACGACACCTTTTTAATTTTATGACCACATACGAAGCATTAAACGAAGTATTTAGCAAACCAAACAAGGAATTGGCAGAGTTATTGCAAACCAATTATTACACAGTTACGACCTGGAAATTTCAATTCAAGCGTAACGGGTTGAGCATGGAAAAGCAATTTGAGATTCTGCAAAAATTAAACTACCAATTAAAAAATCAAATATCATGGAACAAACAAAAAGAAGTGCGGTAACCAATGTAACCGCCAACGGAACATTCAATGGGCAACATGGCACATTGTACAAATTTGAAGTATCATTCGCCAATGGCGATTCTGGTGAGTACGCATCCAAATCCCAAGACCAACAAAAATTCAAGGTTGGTGTGGAAACGGATTATGTGTTAACCGAACGCAAATGGAACGACCGAATCTTCTACAAGATTAGTCCCGCACCAACACAACAAGCCCCAGGAGGTGGATTTGTGGCAAAGGCAAAAGACCCCGAAACGGACAAACGCATCACCCGTATGAGCGTGTTAAAAGTTGCGGGTGACTTGGCTATCAATGGTGACATCAAGTTGCAAGAGATATTGGCATATGCCCAAATCTTTGAAAACTATGTAATCAACGGGCAAGATACTTTGAGCCAGTTCAAACCAACATCGAAGGGGGATGACTTGCCATTCTAATGAAACACATGATTGAAACATTGTCGGATACGATGTTGGAAGTTGGGGGCGGTAATTATTGCCCCCTTCAATTCCACATCGAGTTAAAGGAACTTGCGGATACCATCAAGAATTTCCAAGAACAAATCAAGCCATTGGCATTAACGGAAGCATCCAAATGGAATGGGCAAGTGTATTGCGGTTATGAGATTACCCGAAAGGCGGGTGGCGGTCGTTATTCGTACGATCACATCCCCCAGGTTATGGAACTACGCAACGCACTTAAAGAACGCGAGAAACTCCACCAAACGGCTTACAAGAACATGGACAAAGGTTTGTTCTTAAATGAGCAAACGGGGGAAGTGTATGAACCCGCCCAATACATAACCAATGAGGATTCAATTTTAATCAAAAAGGCATGAGAAACTTCCTAATTGTATTCGGAACGATTGTATCGGGTTTGACCTATGGATGGTGTATTGTACATTATCCCATCACTGCACAAATCATTGCGGGTGGTATGGGATTGGGATTTCTATTTGTGGTAATGATTGGGTTGTACCAACTTAAAAGAGAAGGGGGCGATGAAGCCCCCCAATCCAATCGGTATGACAAATAACTAAAAGGACTTTGCAAATATAGTTTATTTTTGTATATTTGCTTCGTTGAAAACGGAATGAGCAGATTCCTAATCAAGAACACCTTATTGCCCCTTTGATTTTGTATCACTGCTCTGGTATGATTTCATTGGGGCTTTTTATTTTATGAAATTTTTAGAAAAAGATTTGGAACAAATCATCTTTGAATCTGGAATTGATTCATTAAATGAACGAGGATTGTACATCCATGGGAAACGCCTCCGTCAAGTTAGAATTGGGAATTATGGAATTGCCGATTTAATCACATTTGAACGACCATTTTACGATGGGCCTGAATATGAATTTTTGAATCCTGGTAGGATTACAATTTATGAATTGAAGAAAGACCACATTGGAATTTCCGCATTTTTACAAGCGGTTTCATACGCAAGGGGAATAAATCGATATTTACAAAAACGCGATAAGGATGATAAATACATCATTGACATCAAATTAATTGGTAGAGATATCGATAGAAATGGGGCATTTTGCTATATACCGCAAATATTAAATGTACACAATCAATATTATGATTTGAGCAGTAATATGAGCGAACCTGGGGCGATTGAATTTATTACATATGAATACACAATTGATGGGATAAAATTCAATTGTAGCCATAATTACTATTTATCACAAGAAGGGTTCTAATCATGGCTATATTTAGAAAAATCCACACATCATTTTGGTCGGATCCATTCATTCAAGATTTGGACAATGACCATCGGTTATTTTATTTGTACTTGTTGACTAACGAAAAGACAAAGCAATGTGGTATTTATGAAATCAGCAAAAAGCAAATTGCATTTGAACTTGGATACAGTATCGATAAAGTATCTAAACTCCTTGCATACTTTATCAAAAGTGGGAAAATATTATATTCCGATGAAACCAAGGAGGTTGCATTGAAAAATTGGATGAAATATAATGGTTCAACATCTCCAAAAGTTGTAAGTTGTATAAAATCAGAACTTTGCATGGTTAAAGATAGAGTATTGATAGAGTATGTAAATGGTATGTATACTGCATCACAAGAAGAAGAAGAACAAGAACAAGAAGAAGAACAAGATAAAGAACAAGACCAAGAGAGTTTTGAGCAGGTTTGGAATATGTATGGTAAAAAAGGAGTTAAAGAAACAAGTAAAAAGGCATTTAACAAAATATCTAAAAAAGATGTTGAGTTAATACGCACCCACATTCCAAAATACATCGAGGCCCACCGCGCCGCGAACAAAATGGAATTCATCCCGCATTTTTCAACCTATTTGAACCAAAAACGATGGAACGACGAACTACCTTATCAACAAAGTGTGGAAAATAAAGGAAGTTGGTTAGACCAATTTAGATAATATATTTACACCATGACAGATAAACAATGGGTTTCCGACCTTACGGACATTGAAATTGCCACCGCCATTGACAAACTGGTTCGCGTTGGCGACATTGAACCAAACGAAGCCATGAAGGAAATTGTGGCATTGCTCAAACAAACATACGCCAGATACCATTGGATGCTTTTTGAGAAGGCGTTTGATGCGTATTTGATTGGAACGATGACGGACATACACCGCGTCAAAAAAATCAACGCCATATTTTTGACTAACATCATTAATCGGTTTATCAAGGATGTAAAAGTTCCACGATACAACCCATTTGAAAAGCCCGTGGCGGAAGTGGTTTACACCGAGGAGGAATTGTACCAACAAGGAATCACCACATTGAAACATCTCAAAAACGACTTCATCGAAGCGTATTGGAATCAAAACCCAGAATCTCGGTTGAATCTTACCTTGCTAAAAATCGGTTATGACTTTGTGACCAAACACAAAATGTACGAAACGGACTTGGTTGGATACGAGGAAATGCGTCAATGGTTATGCGATTATGAACACCGCAAAAACGCACACATCAAACGAGGCATTGAAAACGAAAACAAACACCGCTCGGTTCAAACGATTGTCGATCAACTCATGACATCACCAACGGCAAACGAAACATTGGACAAAGCAACGAAAATGGCTTTAATCTTAAAATCGAAGACATATGAAAATGGACATTAAACCAACAGTCATCGAGTTATTGGAACAATACTCGGACTTCAAGGACAACGACCAACAATTGGTTGCGTGGTTTTGGAAACTTGAAATGGAAAAGATGGGTTATCCATCATCAAACACCCCAACACAAACATTCTTCAAATTGATGGCGTTTGGTAAACTCACATCAGCGGACACCATCACACGGGTTCGGAGATTGGTACAAGAAGAAAACCCATCATTGCGTGGCAAAAAGTATGTTGAACGCCAGGCCAAACAAGAAAAAGTAAAAAAGGAATTAGGGTACAAGTCATGAAACTATACACGGAAGAACAAGTATTAAGGATGTTGGAAGTGTGTCGGGATTCCGATTTGTATGAACACATTTTAACTTTTGAGGACATTTTGAAAACTGAAACCCCCATAGAACTACCAAGTGATGAGGAGATATGGAGATGGTGGCAAACACAAAAATTTCAGAAAGAACAAGGAGAGCAAGAATATACAATGCTTTATGAGATTGATTTACCAAAAATATTGAAATCATTTACAGAACATTTAATACAAGGAGGTAACAAATGAAAATAAGAGTTAAACACAACGAAACTCAAATAGAGGTTGACGATGTAACAATAGTAAAAGACCACGGTTTAATTTACTATAATCAAGAATATATCATTAAATTATTGAAAGAGATAACAGAAAATATTATTAAAATCCAAGGAGGTAACAAATGAGCAACAATAAACAAAGTATGAAACTATATACACAGGAACAAGTAATTGAAGTGTTTGAAAAATATGGTAATATGTCTGCAATAAATGCAAGAAATATTATTGATTTAAGTGAATCAATCGAACTACCAAGTGATGAGGAGATAGATGCTCATGTAGAGGGGGATTTTCTAAATTCTACTGGAGTACATAAATACTCTGAAGAAGCACAATTACTGATGAAAGCAATGTGTAAAGCAGGTGCTTTGTGGATGCGTGATAAAATACAAGTAGGTAACAATGAGCAACAATAAACAAAGTAGCGTGGATTGGTTGGCGAAACAACTCACAGCAAAAATGCAAATGTGGAACTCTACAAAAAACTATCAAGAATTTCATATTGTATTGGAAGCGGGAGAGTTTGCCAAACTTATTGAACAAGCCAAAGCAATGCACAAGGAGGAGATAACCCAAGCGTGGAAAAAGGGAGATGGGGAATTTGATAATGTTGCAAAACAAATGAGTTTAGAATACTACAACGAAACATTTAACCAATGATAGCGGATTTCATAAACCCCCACGGAAAACCAACCAAGCAATTCAACTCCATTGAATTTCTATTGGAACAAGTTATTAAAGGAACATACGAATACGGCGAAGATAAAATACTACAAACAACCTTACCCAAAGCAATGATTGACCATGCCTTCAAATTGTATCAAGAAGAAATGAAAAAATCATACAACGATGGGTACTGGGATGGTTCTCAAAGCAATAAAAAGAAAATTCAAATCGATAGCAAATGAATAAATACGACACTATGAAATCAGCAATGGAACAATTCATCGAATGGTTGGAACAACACCATCCCGAAGCGGTGCCACCACCCGAAACCAAAGAACACTTTTTCTTCAAGGAAAAGATTGACCAACAAATGGCGTACAACGCAGGATTCACCAAAGCCAAAAACTTGTATTTAGACGGAGAATGAAACACCTTGAAAGCCGTTTACAAATCAACTGTGTGAAGTGGTTTCGCATGGCATACCGCCAATACTCCAACCATTTAATCCATGTACCCAATGGAGGTTCACGAGATTTGCGAACGGCTCAAAGGTTAAAAGCCGAAGGTGTATTGCCAGGGGTGGCGGACTTGGTGTTATTTGTACCAACAAAAGACCATCACGCATTGTTCATTGAGCTGAAAGTGAAACCCAACCGACAATCCCAACACCAAAAAGATTGGCAAAAATTGGTTACGGATATGAATTATCAATATGTATTGGTATATTCGTTTGACGATTTCAAATTGCAAATCGAAAGGTACATTGGTAACACTTGAAGGGATAGCAAAAAGGCACAACGAATGGATGAAAATTGCATTTTACCTTGGTGCGACCGAAGATCAAGCCATGGATATGGTACAATCAATGTATTTGAAGTTGGCGGAAATACAATTTGAGGAGGGAAATTTTGAAAGGTTGACCAATTACCACGGACAAATCAACACCATCTATCTATTCAAAATGTTACACAATGCGTTCATGGACATCAAACGGGCGGAAGGCAGGTCAATACCACACCAATACGAATTTGTACCCGTAGAAAGCCCAGAAATGGCGGAAATGGCACATTTGGATTTGATGGGTGAGGTGAAAAAGGCCATCGATGAACTCCGCGACTACGACCAAATGTTATTGGAACTTCATTTTGTGTACGGACATTCGATGCGGGACATAGAAAAACGCACGGGGATTCCAACGCACTCGGTTTTTAACTCCATCAAAAACGCAAAACAACACATCAAACAAAGGACACAAATCAAATATCAAATTTATGCAGAAGAAAAAAGACACACGGAAACAATTTACCGAAGCACGACCGAATATCGGGTTGGGGGATGTAGTGGAGAAGATAACGAAGGCAACGGGGATTGAACTATTAACCAAGTTTATCGCGGGGGAAGATTGTGGATGTACGGAACGAAAACACAAATTAAACAAGTTATTCCCCAACCGCCAACCATTGTGCATGACGGAGGATGAATACAATTGGTGGACAAAGTTTCGGGAAACAAACCCCACGACCTTATCCCCATTAGAGGCCAATGAGATTGCCAAAATATGGACAAGGATATTCCAGGCAAAGCGGATATACAAGCCATGTACTTGCAATCCCAAAGCATGGCAAACAATGATTAACGAGTTAACAAGCGTTTATGAAACTTATCAAGTGCAAGAATGAATGTGAGGTGTGCGATGCACGGAGAGTTTCAACACAAGAAAAAATAAACCCACACGGCCCACAAATAGAATCCAACTTGATTTATATGTGTGAGCGATGCAAGGATAAGTACAACAAAGAATCTTGGATAGAATGGCTACAAGCAATAAAATTACTCCAAAGCAGTACGCGGTGATGATATTGCGGGATGACTACCAATTAACATTCCGTGAAATTGCCGAGCGAATGGAAATAAATCCAACATCTGCATTCCGTTTATACGACCGAGCAAAGCAAAATGAAACCATATCAAAAGACATATTTCAAGTATTTCGGGTACGATGAACACGATCACATTCCGTGTGAGATATGCGGAAAGACATCGAATGATTTGCACCATATCCAGGCACGAGGAATGGGCGGATCAAAATACCGAGATAACATTGAAAACATCATGGCATTGTGCCGACCTTGTCACGAATTTTACGGCGATAAGAAGCAACATAAAGATTTTCTAATTATCACTCACCAAATAAAAATGAACAAATGATATTGGGGGATATTATGTATATTTGTGATATGGAGAAACAAATAGAAAATTATAGTCGGTATTGGTTTACTGATGATGGCAAAGTGTATTCAACTTCAAAGGGGTCAAAAAAAGAAGTAAAAGGGGCATTGGATAAAAATGGATATTTGAAAATTACATTGGTTCGGGATGATGGCAAGTTTTTTTATTATCGCAAACATAGATTAATTGCCTGGGCCTTTTTAGGGAAAAACGATTTACAAGTGAATCACATTGATGGCGATATATTGAACAACAATTTGTCAAATTTAGAATATGTAACCGCAATGGAAAATCAATCACATCGCAGAAAAAAAAGCGGGTATCATGTTGGTGTATGCTGGGCAACAAAGGAAAATAAATGGAGGGCGTATATTCAATATCAAAAAAAGTGGAAGCACTTGGGATTTTATGAAAAATTTGATGATGCTAAAACGGCATACTTAAACGAATTACAAAATAGAGGCATAGTTAATAAATACGCATAATGATAATTGAAATCAAAAAAATATCGGAATTGACACCCGCCCCGTATAACCCACGGGAATCAACAGAAAAGCAAGAAGCACAATTAAAACAATCACTTAAAAAATTTGGGGTTGTTGAACCAATTATTTACAATAAACAAACGGGGTACATAGTTGGTGGCCATTTTCGTGTGAGGGAATTGCAAAAATTAGGTTACACCGAAATTGAATGTGTTATTGTGGATTTATCTGAGGAAGATGAAAAGGAATTAAACATCAGATTAAACGCAAACACGGGGCAATGGGATTGGGATGAGTTAGCCAACAATTTTGAATTAGATGACCTAAACGATTGGGGGTTGGAAGTTCCAAACATGAAGCACGAATTGGAAGCGGAAGAAGATAACTATGAAGTACCTGAACAGATTGAAACCGACATTGTATTGGGTGATTTATTTGAGATAGGCGAACACCGATTATTGTGTGGTGATTCAACGGATAGTGATGCGGTTGCAAAATTGATGAATGGAGAGAAAGCGGATTTGGTATTTACCGACCCGCCATATAAAATTGAAACAGAAGGAGGAGCAAAAGGGAGCATTGGTGCTGGATTAAGAAAACAAGGCAAGGACATTGAATTTATTTCCAACTTTGAGCCAACTGAATTTTTGCAAGTTTTGCCAATTGTATTTGGTAAAAATATGAACGCCTATATTTTTTGCAACAAAGAGTTATTGCCAGATTATTTAGTTTGGGCAAGAGATGCTGGATATTCATTCAATGTCTTAATTTGGAAAAAGCCAAATGCAATTCCGATTGGCGATTCCCACAGACCAGATATTGAATACCTTTTGTTGTTTAGAAAGTCCGCAATATGGAATAATGGATTAAAAGATGTTAATTATTCAAGGTGTTTGGAATACGGAAGGGAAAGCGGATTACATCCAACAATGAAGCCAATTGAGTTAATTTTAAACGAATTAAAAATCAGTTCAAACATTGGTTCAGTCGTGATGGATTTCTTTTTGGGCAGCGGAAGCACTATGGTAGCATCGCACCAACTAAAACGCAAATGTTACGGAATGGAACTTGACCCAAAGTATTGCCAAGTAATTATTGATAGAATGCGTAAACTTGACCCATCAATCAAAATTAAAAAGAATGGAGTAGAAATATGAAAGCATGGAGAGAAACAAACCACACAAAACCCCATGATGAAGTGTGGGTATTAATTGACACCAAACAAGTGGCATACATCATGGATGACCAATGGTATTTGGCACATGATGATTCACCAATCGTTGAACCATATATGTGGATGCCCATTCCTATATTGCCAAATGAATAACAACGAAACAACAAGGATATGGCAGGATATAAAGATATTGAACCAAGGTTTCAACCTGGGGAAAGTGGCAACCCAAACGGAAGGCCCAAGGGAAGCAAGAATCGAAGCACCATTGCCCGTAAATGGTTGGAGGTAATGCAAGATGCTAAAAACCCCATCACGGGGGAATTGGAGAAACTATCCCAAGAAGATTTGATGACATTGGCAATTATTCACAAAGCTCGTAAAGGCGATGTCAACGCATACAAACAATTAATGGATAGTGCATTTGGTATGCCAACCCAACAAATCGATGTAACAACGGAAAAACCTATATTTAACGGAATCAATTTAGATGTTGCAGAGAACAACGGCACAAACCAAAATAGCGAAACTGCGTAAACGCATACGCATTGTGAGGGGCGGTACAAGTTCATCCAAGACCTTTTCCATCATTCCCATGCTTATCACATACGCGGTGCAAAACCCGAAGTGTGAAATATCGGTTGTATCGGAAACCATCCCGCATTTGCGAAGGGGTGCAATCCGTGACTTTCTTAAAATTATGGACATGGTGGGGATGTTCGATCCAAACAAATGGAACAAGTCATCATTGACCTACACCTTTTCCAACGAATCTTACATCGAGTTTTTCTCCGCCGACCAACCACAAAAATTGCGTGGTGCAAGGCGTGATGTGTTATTCGTCAACGAGTGCAACAACATTGATTGGGAATCATACTACCAATTGGCCATTCGTACGCGGAAATTCATTTATTTGGACTACAACCCAGTGAGTGAATTTTGGGTGGATAGTGAATTAATAAACGACCCCGATGCGGAAATGATTGTCCTAACCTACAAAGACAATGAGGCGTTGGACAAATCCATCGTAGCGGAAATTGAAAAGGCACGGGATAGGGCGGAAACATCCAACTATTGGGCGAACTGGTGGCGAGTTTACGGCCTTGGTGAGATTGGAAACCTTCAAGGTGTTATCTTTTCTAATTGGCAAACCATCGATAAGATTCCCGATGATGCAAGGTTGGTTGGTTGTGGCGTGGATTTCGGTTATACAAACGACCCTACGGCTATTGTTGCCGTATATGAGTACAATGGTCAACGCATCGTTGATGAGGTGGCATATCGCACGGAGATGCTTAATTCCGACATTGCCAAAGCCCTACCAAATTATGTTCCCGTTTATGCTGATAGTGCCGAACCAAAGTCCATTGATGAGATACGCAGATACGGAATCCGTATCAAGGGCGTAACCAAGGGCAAAGATTCCATCAACTACGGAATCCAAATCATGCAAAGTCAATCGTACTTGGTGACATCAACATCCACCAACCTAATCAAAGAACTACGAAACTATTGTTGGGATAGTGATTCCCAGGGAAGAACAACAAACACCCCCATTGGAACGGATCACGCCATAGATTCATGGAGATACCACGAAATGATGGCACTCGGTATCAAGTCGAACTATGGCAATTATGACATCCGTTGAAAGTTTTTTTACTTTTTTTTCATTTTATATTTGGAATATCAAATAATTGGTGTACATTCGTGTTATGGATATGACACAAAACAATACTTACATGGTAATTTCTTCAAATGGAATCACTATTTTGGATTACATTATTGCTTCAAATTTGAACGAAGCGTGTAAAATTGCAAAAAGTAAAAAGTACACAACTGCTTACTACAAAGTTAAAAGAGGTTACAATGGAGGGGTAAGAGGTTAAAAAACGGGGGGGCGTAATGCCCCCTTTGTTGATATCGTGTGGAATGTGTATTTTTGAAACATGACAAGTATATACCAAGAGGTTCACAACCTTAAACAAGAAATCAAGCGATTGCGGTTGCAAATCGTGGAGAATAAAATGATGTATGACCGCGAAGTGCGGATGCTCAAACAAGAGATTGTCAAACCCAAAACCGACATCAACGAAAACCAAACCGAATGGGGCGAGGTGTTACGGGCAATATGCGAGGTAATGGACATGACACCCGACCAAATTATCACCAAGTCAAGAAAGCGAAGGCCAATGTATGCCCGTCATATGTTCAACCATATTTGCCGTAAGCGTTTGGGGATGACATTCCAACACATTGGCAATATAAACCACCAAGACCATTCAACAATCATTTCATCAGTTCGAGAATTTGGGGACATACTTTTGACCGACAAGGAAATGCAACGATACTACACAAGAGTTCACACATTGTTACACGAGAGATTAGGATAAAACAATCGCCATTTTCGGCGTTTTATAGGTATATGATTGAATCAAAAACCATCATAGTACCTACCGAGTTGCGCGATGTCAAGTTGCATCAAATGTTGGCGTATAACGAACTCAAACCCGAAATGGATGAAGTTCAACGCCAATTGGAGGCGGTTGCCATCTTTTGTGAACTCACAATGTCCGAGGTTAAGGCCATTCCGTTTGACATTCTCAAAGATTGTGTGGTTAAGATTTCCAGGATGTTGGAATCCAAACCCGTGTTCACATCGCGGTTCAAATTGAACGGGGTGAAATACGGATTCATTCCAAACATGGATGAATTGTCAACGGGGGAATTTATTGACATTGAAACATACCAAAAAACCCCCAACGAAGTGTGGAAGGTGTTGAGTGTGTTATACCGACCCATCATCAAGGAAGGGCAGAACGGCAGGTACGAAATTGCCCCGTACAATGCGGAGTTAACCGAGGAATTCAAGAACATGGATGCATCCACGGCATTTGGTGCGTTGCTTTTTTTTTGGAGTTTAGGAATCGACTTGTTGAGTTCTACCCAGAGGTATTTGGAAGCGGTGAAGAAGAAGGAAGTGTTGATGAAGTTCGACTTACCGAAAAA